GGCTGACCGTAAAGTCGGAGCCTCGGAGTCAGAGTTGGAGCTTAAAGGAGAAGTAGTAAATGGCATTGCCTAAGCAGGTTGCACAGCAACTGAAGGACGTGGAAGAGCTTGAAGCCAAGCTCAATGCAGAGCCGGAGAAGACGGAAGAACCTCCTGTCGAACCGGAAGCCGATCAACCTGAAGTAGCAGAAACCGCGCAGGCGACGCCGAGCCAGCCGGAACCGCAGAAAACGGTTGACAGTTGGGAGCAGAAATACCGCTCGTTGCAAGGGATTTTCGATGCCGAAGTTCCCGCACTGCACGCGAAGGTCAAGGAACTCACTCGTGAGCTTCAAGCCGCTACCGCGCAGATCAACGAACTTAAAGCTGCACCCAAACCTGCACCGCAGAACGCGGAACCGCTGGTAAGCGATCAGGACGTTGAGACGTTCGGTCAAGATTTGATTGATTTGCAGCGCCGTGTTGCGCGTGAGGTGGCGGCAGAGTTTCGGTCTGAGTTGGCGGCTAAGGACGCCAAGATCGCCGAACTGGAGAAGCGCATTGAGCAGGCAAGTAGTCGGGTAGGTGAGGTGACGTTTGAGCAGCGCCTTAACCGAATGATCCCCGACTTTGACCAGCTTAACAGCGATCCCAAGTGGGTTGACTGGCTGGACGAAGTAGACCCGCTTACGCGAGCACCTCGGCGGTTGTTTGCTCAACAGGCATACGACAGTGGTGATGTGGAAGCATTGGTTCACTACGTCAATATGTTTCGTCAGAGCATCGGCCCTGCGCAAACGCAAGTCAATCAAAACAAAGCCAAACTTGAACGTCAGACCGCGCCGACTCGTAACGCATCGAGTTCAGTTTCTACTGCACAGGAGAAGGTGTATTCAACTGCACAAGTTGAAGAAATGTTCTCCAAAGCAAGGCGGCTGAATATACAAGGGCGCTTCGACGAGGCAAACAAACTTGAAGCCGAGATTACGGCTGCCTACGCGGAAGGACGAGTTCGTTTGTAACTTGTTTACGGGTAAACAGCAGTCGGAATCTCACCCAACTTTTTGATGTAAGGAGACTCTCATGCCTGCTGTTTTTCCCGTAGTAACTTCTGGTGCGTTTGACACCAACCCGTCGTACTCCGGTACGTTTATCCCGTCCCTTTGGTCCGGCAAACTTAACGTCAAGTTCTTTGCCAATACCATCCTGTCCGAAATTATGAATACGGATTGGGAAGGTGAGATCAAGAGTCAAGGCGATACGATCAACATTCGTATCGCCCCGGACATCACCATCAGTGACTATGCTGGCGCTGGCACTACGCTGAGTGTACAGACCCCGATCTCGACCAACGTGGTCATGCAGATCAACAAGGCCAAGTATTTCTCGGTGCAAACCAACGACGTGCTGGCGCAACAAGCTGACATGGACCTGATGAATATGTTCACCGAAGACGCGGCCAAGCAAATGAAGATCGCGATCGAGGATGAAGTGTTCTTCAATTCGTTCGTCACGGAAGGTGCAGCTTCGGCTAACAAAGGCGCTACCGCTGGTGCTCGTTCTGCCTCGTACAACCTTGGTACTGACACCACTCCGATCGACCAGACTGTTCCTGACAACGTGCTGCAAGCTGTTCTGCGTCTGTCGGCAACTCTGGACGAACAGAACGTCCCCGAGGAAGGTCGCTGGCTTATCATGACTCCGTATGACCGCCATCTGTTGATGCGCTCGAACCTCGCTCAAGCGTATTTCACTGGCGATCAGTCGAGCACTATTCGCACCGGTAAGATCGGCATGATCGACCGTTTCACGGTCTACGTGTCGAACCTGCTGCCGCGTGGTGAAGCTGGTAAAGCGCTTGTTTCGGGCCTGAGTTCGACTGCTTCCGGTGGTACGGTCTCCGGCGCCAAGGCTCGTCGCATGATGGTCGCTGGCACCAAGGCAGCTTGCGCTTTTGCTTCGCAGATCGTCAAGACCGAGCCGCTGCGCAACCAGACTGACTTCGGCGACATCGTCCGTGGTCTGCAGGTGTACGGTCGTAAAGTGGTTAAGAACACCGCTTTGGCTACCGCGATTGTCGGTTCGCCGACCTAAGTAGTATTGGGGGACTTCGGTCCCCATTATTCAATGGAGAACACACATGACTGTTTATGATCTTGTAGACCTGTATGAAGGTGAAATTGTCGCCAACAAAGCGCAGGTCCGTGTTGATGGCGAGTGGATTGTTGTAGGTCACGTTGTTGGCGACGCCTTCGAGTTGACTGCGGAAGGCGAAGAGCTTGCCGCGAAAAGTGCAGACGCCCCCAAACGTGGACGCAAGAAGAAAGAGCCTGACGAGCCGGTGGGCGAATAATGGCTACTGTGCCGCTCGACGTATTCTTGCCTGAAATTGCTCCGAATGTGGTCGGATGCCCTGAGCCGCTCATCAAGAACGCATTGGTTACTGCTGCGAGGGAGTTTTGTTCTCGTACGTTGTGCTGGCAAGTTTCACTGCCTAAAGTTGAGCTTTCAGATGGGGACTTTCCATATTCGATCCCGACTCCGACTGATGGAGACTTGGCTCGTGTACTGTCGGTGCGGACAGATTACCTTAAGCTGAATCCGACGACAGTGAGCATATTAGACAACATGGCAAACTGGGAAGATCACCTCGGTGCCCCCCGCTTGTTCTACATTACTCCAACTGGCAAACTGGTACTTTACCCACGTTTGTCTGAGCCAATTGAAATTCGAGTTACAGCGGCATACACGGTGTCCTTCAATGCTGCACAGTTGGAAGATATGCTGCTTAACTACTGGCGAGATGCTATTGTCAGTGGAACATTGAAGTACCTACAGGCGATGCCGAACAAATGGTGGAGCAATCCAGATCACGCGATGATTCATGGAAGTCGGTTTGAAAACGGGATGAAAATGTGCGCAGCGGAGGTATTGCGTGGAGCACACATGATGTCCGGGGCCGTAGTTCAAATGCGGCCTGCTGTGTAAGGAGCCACTAGTATGGGCCTTCAACTAAGCGCTCCGATTGCCACTGCACGAGGCATCCTGAATGACCCCAACGCAACACGGTACTCACAGGCCGATTTGCTACAGTATGCAAATGATGCTCTGGATCATATCGTTAAAGTTATTCCGCAGTTGTTCTACGTTTACGACGATTTCACTTGCGTTGAAGGATCGTTACAGTCTCTATCTTTCGACAATTCTGTGGCGTTGGTAGACGTAAAGCGTGTGCAGAATGGCAACGTGGTTACTCGCTCCGACGTAAGCATCTTGGATGAGTTCTCACCCGCATGGCGTTCAGGACCTGCAGGAGCGGCTAAACATTGGATGCCGTTTGGTGATGATCCGCGTAGATTCTTAGTGTATCCGCCCGCTCCAGCTAACCAAGTTTTAGAAGTGTTGCGGGTTGCTGTACCATTGGAGTTTGGAGAGAACGCAGATACATGGTTGCCGACACAACTCTCTGATGCAATTTCAGATTACATAGTTTATCGCGCTGAGTCGCGTGACGATGAATACGTGAACAGCAACCGCGCTGCGCAGTTCTTCACATCTTTTGTTGGAAAACTAAAGGGGGCGTAAATGGCACGCAAGTACAAGAATAATGCCAGCAGCACGCTTGCTGGCGCACTAGGAGTTAGCACAACCACGTTGACTGTTGCTACAGGTCAAGGGGATCGTTTTCCTGTTGCATCTGGCGCAGACTATTTCAAGCTCACTCTCCAGAAATCTGGTGGAACGGAGATCGTTAAGGTTACGTCGCGCGCAGCTTCGTCAGATTCCATGACTATTGTGCGTGCGCAGGAAGGTACAACGGCACTGTCATTCTCTATCGGTGACACTGTATCGTTGCGTGCTACTGCAGATTCGTATGATTCCATCGACGCGCACATCGAGGCTACAAGTGCTGCTCATTCGGCCAGCGCGATCGCCAACATTCCGTCAGGTGGTATTTCCGCGACGAATGTGCAGGCAGCACTCAATGAGCTTGACGCTGAGAAGGAACCGGCTGGCGCAGTAGCAGCGCATGTAGCGGCTGCCGACCCGCACCCACAGTATCTAACGGCGGCAGAACTCAGCGCGGGGGCATATCAGCCGGCTCACGTCAACCTTACAGCGGAATCCAACCTAGTCGGAGCGGCTAACAAACTGCCGTACTACACTGGAGTAGGGGCGAAGGCGCTGACAGACTTGACAGCCTTTTCCCGTACGCTATTGGACGACGCCGATGCAACCACAGCCAGAAGTACGCTTGGCGCACAAGCAACCCTTGTCTCAGGGACGAACATCAAGACCGTGGCAGGGCAGTCGTTGCTTGGCAGCGGGGATGTCACTATTTCTTCTATTGGTCGACTGTACAACATCGTTCGCATTACCACGGCTGGCACTGGAACATACAACAAGCCATCGAATGTGAATCGTTTGCTGATCCGGGCGATTGGGGGCGGAGGAGGGGGTGGCAGCAACGGTGGCGGTGCTGGCGGCGGCGGCGGCGGCGGAGGGTATGGCGAGTTGTGGATCACCTCCCCGGCTTCGTCTTATTCATACACAGTTGGCGCTGGTGGCACGGGCGGTATTTCTAATGGTAACGGCACGAATGGCGGAGCCACGACCATCGCTGGTATTTCAGCTGGTGGCGGAGGGTACGGGTCTTCCGTATCGGCGAGTAACGGCACAGGTGGCAGTGGCGGGACGACAACTGGTGGGAACGTCAATGTGCGCGGGTCACCTGGCATATCCGGTGACAGTAACGGCTTGGGTGGTACTGGTGGGATGAGCCCCATGTTCGGAGGCAATGGAATAGGAGGCAACAACTCTGCAGGTGGTAGCGGCGTATTCGGAGGCGGAGGCGGAGGCGGAGGCAGTACTATCACCCTATACTCAGGCGGCACCGGCGGCAACGGTTACATTGAAATTTGGGAGTTTGAATGATGAGAGCAGCGCGAATTGAAAACGGAGTCGTTGCCGACTTGTGGGAAGTTCCGTCGCTCGATTGCTTTGGCGACCTGTATACGCTTGTTGAAGCGCCTGAATGGGTACAGCTAGGTGATACCTATAGCAACGGGTTATTTGTTCCTAAACCGAAGCCCATTGAACAAGCAAAAGCCGAAAAACTCACAGAACTCGAAAGCGCCTACGACTCAGCCATCCAGCAGCCAATCTCCTATATGGGTCACACTTTTCAGGCTGATGCTGACTCGCAGGACATCCTGACCAAGACTCTAACGGCACTGAATGCAGTCGGGAATGTGCCAACCGGCTTCGCCTGGTGGGACGCAGATAACATAGCCGTTTCTATGACTTTGGCCGAACTGAACGGGCTGGCTATGGCGATGCTCAATCAGGGTTGGGCGGCATTCCAGAACAAGCAGGCGAAGAAAGCGCTTGTGCGTAGTGCTCAGACTGTTGACGATGTGAATAGCGTGGTGTGGTGATGACTGCCTTTCGTCTGACCGGTTTCCAAGGGATTCGTCCTCGCATTTCGCCGAGGCTGCTTGATGACAATGTTGCGCAGATCGCGGCGAATTGCCGTTTGTCGTCTGGTGAGATTATTCCGCTCAAGCAACCGGCTCTAGTCAACGCGCCTACAACACAAGGTCCGCTTTTGTCCATTTATAAGGCCGACTCGGTATGGTTTAGCTGGAACAAGGATGTTGATGTTGTTCGCTCCCCTCTCCCAGGATTAGCAAGGTTCATCTACAGCGGAGATGGCGAACCTCGTATCACGACGATCAGCTTGGCTACAACCGGAGGCGGTGGAAGTTACCCTACACAAGCTCGCACTCTCGGGATCCCGGCCCCTAAAAGTGCGCCACTAATCACTGCTACTGGAGGATCGGGCACCAATGTTAGCCGCTTCTACTGCTATACGTTCTACTCCGATTGGAACGAAGAGTCTGCGCCGTCTCCACTGTCTCCGATGATTACGTGGAAATCTGATGGCACATGGTTACTGAATAACTTCGATCCATCTCCTGCCAATTCTGGCGTGGGAACCGTGTCAGTGTCTTCTGGAGTAACGACGTTTACTAATAGTAGCTCGGTAAAACATTGGCTGCGTGTAGGAGATGAAGTGATTATCAGCGGTACAGTTGTCGCTGTATCTGATGTTTTCAGTTCTACTGTGTTCAAAGTACCGGGCAGTTTCACTGGTGCAACAAGCTGGTCGCGAAAAGCACCATGGGGGCCATGTAAGAAGCGTCTTTACCGTAGCACTGGCACGAATGGGCAGTTCCTACTCGTTGAAGACAATATTGAGGCTAGTCCAAGATGGAGCAACGGAGTATATACCGATACGCTTTCAGATTCACAGATCGCCGGAGACGAGTTGATTTCTGCCACTTGGCAACCGCCTCCCACGGACCTAAAAGGTGTGATTGCGCTGCCGAGCGGTTCGATTGCGGGTTTCAGTGGTAATGAAATCTGTTTCTCAGAGCCTTTTCAACCCCACGCGTGGCCGCCTGAATACCGTATGCGGTCACAAGGCTACCCTGTTGTGTCGCTAGGGTTGTTTACGTCAGGTATCGTCGTCGGCACTACTGGTGTACCACTGGTATTACTTGGGCACGAACCTGGTCAGATGGCTGCTCAACCGGCTGAAGGCTCGTATCCGTGCTTGACTAAGCGTAGCATGGTGAGTCTTGGTGACAGGGTGGCTTACGCTACTGAGCATGGTATGGCGACAATCGGCGACAGCGGTGTGGACATTCTCACCAAAGACTGGTTTAGCCGAGACGAGTGGGATACATACAAACCTGAGACAATGTTCTCTGCCTTTGTACGTGGTCGCGTTTATACAATGTCGGATTCGCAAGGCGACTCCCCGCAGATGCTGATTTTCGACTTCCTTGATAAGACAGGTCTAACTACGGCGTATGTCAATGCGACGTGTCTCTTTGCCGACAAGCTCACTGGTAAACTTTACATTTCAGATGCGACTAATCGTGACATTCGCGAATTTGATCCTCCAGGCGGGTTGTACATGCAGCAAGACTGGATGTCGAAGGAATTTGTGTTACCCGAACCAGTTAACATTGGTGTAGCAAAAGTCAACTTTGATTCGCGGTTTAGTGCGCAGGACATCCTCAACCTTCAAGCACAGTACAATGCTGCTGTTGCTGCAAATAACGCTCTAATCTCGTCTGGCAATGTCGGAGGTAGAGTTGATGACGAGCAAGTTAATTTTTACTCCATTAATGGGTCTAACCTTGTTGATGTTTCCACTCCTGAAACTGAGTCCCCTGGTGTCAGCTTTACCTTGTACGCTGGTGGTAAAGTCGTGTTCTCTAGCAACATTATTTCTACCAACGGGTTTCATCTTCCGTCAGGCTATAAGTCTGATACATTCTCTGTTCGCGTGCAGGGCCAGTCGCTGGTCAAGTCTATCGAACTGGCCGAGACTATGCAGGGGTTGAAGGGTGTCTAAAAAGCGCCCAATCCCTGCACTTCCGGCTACGTCGGCCGAACTCGGCCGCGTGGCATTCGACGTGGCGCTTAAAGAGAACATCGAGATCATTACTGGTGCTCGTGGTGGCTCTATCCAACCGCTTACTGACACATCGACAACGAGTGATATAATCAAAAAAATCAACGAGATTCTTGCGAGGTTGCAGTGACGGAACTGCCGAAAGTGCTGGTCAAGTACAAAGGGCGAACGCTCGACGCCGGTACGATTTTGGCCATCATCGACGATGTTAACCGTGTCAACTACAACCCGATTCCGATTTCACACATTGAGCCGAAAACTTGTAAAGGTTTTGTTTTTGCCGCAGAGCGTTATCGAGATTGCTTGGGTGAACTCAAGCCGTTACATGAAGCACACTGGAGTGAAACTGAGAAACATCGACACGAGTTATCTCTGAACCCTAACTACGACGAAGCTCTCCGCATGGAGGACGCAGGTTTTGTGATGTTGTTCACGGTTAGAAAGGACGGAGAATTGGTTGGGCAAATGTCGCTGAAGATATTTAAGTCGATGCACAGTCAGACCTTAGTAGCTGACGAAGACAGTTTGTTTTTGCGCAAGGATGCGAGAGGTAGCTTGGCTGTTGTTATGGAATTTCTCCGTTTTGTCGCTAATAGCCTTGAGACAGTTGATGTACGTGAGATTCGCGCAAGTTCTAAATTGGTGAACAGTGCAGACAAGCTGATGATTCGTGCCGGTTTCAAACCTGTTGCAATTCAGATGGTAAAGATGATCGGAGGGGCTAAGCATGAAGGGTAGGTCAGAACGAAAACTTGACGCTCGCCTCGGCGGTAAGTCTTTCTGCTATTGCGGTGATTCTCCTCCGCCGCCAGACTATAGTAAGCTGGCTGAGGCGTCTAAAGAATCTGCTGAAATTATGGCAGCATTGGGACGTGAACAACTTGATTTCGCCAAACAGCAATATTCCGATAATAAGCCGTTCCTGCAAGATCTTGCGAAGCAGCAAATGGACATTTCTGAGCAGACTCGTGCTCAGGGCGAAGACTTCTACAACTACCTGAAAGAATACCGCCCACTCGAACGGTCGATGCGAGATGAGTCGATGGTTGATCGGTCTGGAGAACTCGCAGCTTACGACCTTGCCAACAGGGCTGACGCGGCGTTGATTTCTGGATCGAATCGCGACCTCTACGATGCTCGTCGGGACGACATTGACTGGCAAGTGAACAACGCTGTTGCAGATGCGCAGGGTGCTTACACTCGGGCAGCCAATCAGGCTATCCGGCAAGGCTTGCGTTACGGCGCAGCATTGCCAAACATGGTGGGTCAGGTTGGGTCTCTCGGCCTTACTCAAGCTCAGAGCATTGCCGCAGCAGCAAATGCTGCCCGCATGGGTGGTATCGATCAAGCTCGTCAACTTACTGCAACCGGTCTCCAGCTTCGCCAGAGTAACATGGACGCGCTGCAGAAGCAGCGTGCGATTGATTGGGCCAGAAAACTCGACGCAGCAGGTCTTGCAAAAGGTATGCCTGGTGCATCGGCAGGTGCGTACGGGTTGGCAATTAGCGCTGGTAACTCTGCTGGTCAGAACTATATGTCTCCTGGTCAAAATATGCAGTCTGGCTATATTGCTGGTGCGAATATGATCGGACAAGGACGCAGCCTCTACGAGCAAGGCTTGGGTAACATTGTCAACGCACAGGCGTCTGTGTATGGTGCAAGTCAAAAAGGCGGACTGGATGTTGGTGGGTTGTTATCCGGTGGAGCGGCACTGATGAAGGTATGGCCCTCCGACGTACGGTTAAAAGACAACATCGAGTTCGTCGGTGTTGATCCTTACACCGGAATTAACCTCTACGAGTTCAACTACTACAATGACGATACTCGCTATCGCGGTGTGCTTGCACAAGAGGTTATGCAGACTCACCCGGATGCAGTGATGCAGGATGAAGCGAGCGGATACCTTGTTGTTGACTATGGGATGCTTGGTATCAAGATGGAGGAAGTCTGATGAGACTCAACTGGAGCAACGTTGGCAAAGGGCTTGAGGATATAGGCAATGCCATTACTGAACGCCGCAGGCTTGATGATTTGCGCGCTTTGGGTACTGACTACGATACTGTCTCTGGAACAGGTTTGCGCGTGGGTAATGATGTTGGCGTGGTAGCCAACGGTGCGCAAGGTGTTGATGAGTCCGGTAACGACATATCGGCTGAAGACGCGTACCGGCAGGCGTATGCTCGCGCAGGGCTAACTGCACCTGACATCACAACCGAGGGTGTCAAGTTTACTGCACGCTCCGGTCAAGGGGTCGACCTAGGTGTGTACGATACTGAGAGTGCTGCCGACTCCGCCTCCCGTAAGGCCAATTACGGACTGACGCGTTCTCGTGCCGATGTTTATGAAAAGTA